TCGTTAATGGCGTTGACACGTCTACTGGTGAAATCGTCGACGAACAGGCTTTTAACGAGGCTGATGCAGTTCCTCCGACCAATTCTGATCTGAAGATTGACGAAGGCGACGACGAAAACACGCGCTACCCGATCGTGCAAATGTCGTTCCGCAAGCAGCTGTTGTCGCAGCTTACGTCGGATGAACTTCGCTATCACCTCACGCAGGCGGAGTATCAGGAAATAAGCACGCTGGAAATGGACACTGATAACGGATACGTCCAGAACCTGCTGCTGGCAGCCGCAAGCGTAGAAAAGATCCAGACTCTGGATATGCCATTTCTGTGGAAATACACCAGAGCCGTCAGAGACGTTTTTGATATGGAGAAACGTCACGAACTCTCTCTGATTTTGAAGTTTACGCAAGTATGGGCAGAAACATCACACCTCGATCGTGGAATTTTGACAAAAGAATGGGCCAAAGGTAACCGCATCAGCGCCGTGCAGCGTACTGACTCCGGTACTAATGCCGACGGGGGCTATAAAACGGACCGCGGCGAAGGGGCGCACCATACGCTTGATTCTCTTGATCTTGAAATTGCCTGCGCCCTGCTACCCATGGATTTCAACCCACACGAAATACCAGGCAGCGTGCTGCGCCGCGCGAAGGAGATCGTCGCTAAAAAAGAGGAACCGTGGAAATCGTGGAGCAACATCCTGCGTAATCAACCGGGGGTGCTGGCAGTGAACCGCACAGCAATCTTCAATCTCGTGCGTATCGCTCCTGAGAACATCCACAAGACCCCTGCTACTCATCTGGAATTTGTTAATCGAACAATGACCACAAATTTCAACTCCACGACCGAGTT